ATTTATTGATAAGATTAAAGATTTCTATAAAGAATTAATAGAAGCAATAAAACAATTTGTAAATCCAACCAAAGCTAAAGAGGTAGAAAATGCGTTAAATAATTTACTTAGTGGTGCTTATACCGAGCTTGAGGGTAATAATATTGCTGGAGTTATATCTACTAGGATAAGAAAAAATATAGGAGAAGAAAAATATACTCAAACAGAAGAAGGTAAGAAGGTAGATGAAGAGGCTAAGAAAATGGGATATGATGGAGTTGACCATGCTATAAATTCAGTAAACGAGGCACTAGGTACTGATTATAAAAAATTTCAACAAATAAAGCCTGAGGAGTTTAAGGAAACAGAAGATATAAGAAATCACAATAAAGCATACGAAGAAACAGTAAAAGGAACAGAATATGAAATCAAAGAAAGAGATACTGAGCCTAGTGGGAAAACTGCCACAGGAACTACAGGAGAAGTTTCAGGAAAACCTGAAGAAAAAACAAAATATAGTCATGAAAGCGCAGGATTCAAAGATGAGTCAGAAGCAAGAGATGCCTATGAACAGCGAGGAAACAAGGATGTCAATGAAACCTACGAAGAATTCATTCGCAGAAAAATTTGCGGAGATTTTTAAACGTAAAAAGAAAAAATAGTAACTTTAGAACATGGAAAAGATAACCCTAGGCAACGCCAAAGACAAGGTAATATTGTGTGTAGATAATGGACTATTTTTTGAGTTCTGCTTAAAATTAGCTGATTACTTCAAAAAGGTATATTATTATACAGAATGGAAGGATGCTTATCCAGGAATGGCTGAGGCTGTTGTAGGGACTGAGTGGAGAAATGGTAAGAGGTTAAATACATTTGATGGTAAAAATATTGAAAGGGTTGAGAATTTATTTGAGGTGATGGGAGAGATTGATTGTTTCTTTACCCCTGATATTTATGATGGAGACTTATTAGAGTTATTAGAGGCCTCAGGTATACCTTGTTTTGGTTCAGGTAAGGCTGAACGATTAGAGTTATATAGGTACGAAACCGCAGTTGAGATGAAGAAGTTAGGAATGGATGTTGCACCCACAATTCGTATTGTTGGATTACCCGCCTTAAGAGAACATTTAAAAAAGAATGAAGACAAGTATATTAAAATTTCTAAGTATAGAAAAACATTTGAAACATTTCATCACATTAATTACAAGTTATCCGAACCTTTATTGGATAACCTTGAGTCAACACTTGGGCCATTAAAAACTATTTGTGAGTTTGTGGTTGTTGATTCTATTCCTGCTGAGGTTGAGGAGGGTATAGATGCTTACGCTATTGATGGTAAGTTGCCTTCTAAAATGTTTACAGGATGTGAAATTAAGGACGTTTCCTATGCAGGTAAATTAATAGATGAAAAAGATTTAAGTGTCGGTAATAAGAAGGTTAATGAGAAATTCGGCATCTTATTAAAGAAGTATGACCACAATGGGTTCTTCTCTACAGAGGTAAGAACTACCAAGGATGGTAAGCATTACTTTATTGACCCTTGTATGCGTTTAGGATTACCTCCAAATGCCTTATACCAAGAGATATATAAGAATCTAGGGGATATTATTTGGAAGGGAGCTAACGGAGAATTGGTAGACCCAGAGACAGACAACCCTTATGGAATGGAGATACTTATCAGCTCAGGTTGGCATAGCGGTAATCATCAAACAGTTTACTTCCCAGAAAGTATTCGTCAATGGGTAAAATTAATTAATCCTATTAAGATTGATGGTACATATCATGTATTAAGATTAGGAGACTCTTCTACAATAGGTAGTTTAGTTGCTGTTGGTAAAAGCCACGAGGAGTGTAAGAGAAAGATTGAAAAGATGGCTGAGCTTATTGAGGGATATGATTTGAACATCAAAACAGAGGGAACAGATGAGGCTATTGAGGCATTTAAAATGATGGAAAAATTAAGTAAAAAGAAATAATATGCCACTTAAATCAGCAAAAGGCAAAGATAAAAAGTCTGTTCAAAAAGCTATCAGCTCTAATATCCACGAGTTAGTACACAAGGGTAAAAAACCAAGAAGTCAAAAACAAATAGTCGCAATCGCAATAAGTTCAGCTAAAAAGAAAAAATAATATGGAAGAACTTTGTCCTCCTAAAAAAAATCCGGAGTATATAAAACTAGAAGATGCTTTTGGTAAAGGAGCAGCTCAAATTGCTTTTTTTAGAAAGGGTGATAATTCTATTCCTACTATAGAAGAGGCTGAAAAGTTATTAGGTGTAGAGGCTCAATATGATAAAAAAAGATTTGAGGAGTTTTTAAAAGAACAACCATATACCATACCTACATTTGCGCAAACAATAAATGAAAAATCAGCTAAGGTTTTAAATTACATAAGAACAAATGGAAATAATTTTATTCAATCTATGTCTCCTAAATACAACGATAAGCTATTTGAAGATGGTCAGATTGTTGCTATGAAAAAAAATAAGGGAACAGAAGGAATGGCATCAAAAACAATTAGTTATATAACCGAAGCAAGAGCAAAACTAAACCAAGAAAATAGAATAAAAGACGAGTCGGCAAAAAAGTCTATGAATTTTTGGAACAAAGAAGCGTACAATAATAAGATTCATTTTATTATTGCAATGGAAAATCCAAAATTATATGACCTAAAAAAATTTCCTAGTTATCAAAAATTCATGAAAGAGTACAGAACTAGGATGGATAATGTTTATAATATTCTTAACTCTTATAAAGATTTACCTTATTTACAAGATTATTTTCCTCACTTTTGGGAAAAACCAGCTGATGTAGAAAAGTTTTTTTCAAATGCCTATGGTGGTAAAAATCCATTAGAGGGAAATAAATCATTTTTAAAAGAAAGATTTTTTGCTGATATCAAGGCGGGTATTGATGCAGGTTATAGATTAATTACAGATAACCCAGAGGAAATTGTTAGGTTGGCAGAAATGAACGCTGCTAAATTTAAGATGGGTAATGACCTATTTAATATTTGCAAGGAAGAAGGTTGGACTAAGTTTGTAAGAGCAGGAGAAAAAATACCTGAAGGGTATAGTTTAGTTAAAGACCCAATATTTCAAAAAATGGGTGTTTTTGCTAAAAAAATATCGGCTGAAGAAGTTGCAGCAGCCGCAGAGGAAGGGGAGGCTATTAAACCTGAGGCTGGCATATCAATAGGTTCTTATTATTTACCTAATGAGGTTGCAAAAATATTTAATAATGATTTAAGTAAGGGTCTTGCAGGAATACCCATTATAAAAGATGTTCATAAATTTATTACAAATTTTAACAATTTTAAAAATTCATTTCAATTAGGTCTTAGTGGATTCCACGGAGTTGGTACATCAATAAACGCTGGTATAGTTTCTTGGAGTATTGGTAAAGGAAAAATATTAACAGGTAATCCTAAAAATATAGTAGAGGGTGCAAAAATGATGGCTGATGGTTTTACAATACTACCTACTGTTATTAAAGATTATGCAGCATATAAAAAAGTTAAGGCAGATTATCTTGGAGGTAACTCATCAGTTCAGGTTGAAAGACTTATTATGGCAAATATGAACCCTATTGCTGAAAAGAAGTGGTCTATAAATGCTGAATACAATTTAAAAAAATCATTATACAAACTAAGACGTGGAGATTTAAAACAAGGTTTTAATGTTGCATTTCATTTGGCTACATTGCCTATTGAACTTGCTGCTAAACCTATTATGGAATATCACGTTCCTAGGGTAAAAACTATGGCTTACCTAAAAATAGTAGAGCATGAATTATCTGTAAGACCTGGGTTAACTAATTCAGAAATACAATTAGTTTGTCAAAGAGCCTCAGCATCTGTGGATGATTTGTTTGGTCAGGTAAACTATGATAATTTATTTTACGATAAGGCAGTAAAAGATATTGGTTTTATTTCAATTCGTTCTTTAGGATGGACTGGTGGTACTATACGAGCTATTGGTGGGGGGATTGCTGATATACCTCAATCTGCAATTAGAACATTTAAGAAAGGAGAAGGACCTACATTTAGAACTAACTATTTAACAGGATTAATTACAACAACTGGTCTTTGGGGAGGTATGTTATATTATATGTTCAATGGTAAAGCACCTCAAAAATTACAAGATTACTATATAATACCAACAGGACTTAAAAATCCAGATGGAACAGAGTTGATGATTTCTCTTCCAACATTTATGAAAGATGCGGCTGCTTATACCAAGGATGTTGTAGATAGAAAATATGGAAGAACCTTATCAAAAAAGGTATCTCCATTTATTTCAGAGGCTACAGAATTAATGTATAATCAAGACTTTTTTAAACAACCTGTTTATGATGAAGAGGATGAGTTTTATAAGAAGGGCGTTGACATATTAAACTATGAATTTAAGTCTTTATTCCCATTTGGATTTAGAGACCAACCAGGACCTAAGCAATCATTTTTTTCACAACAATCTTTTTTATCAAAAATTGGTTTAACTAAGGCCCCATCTGAATTTACAAGAACAAATCTAGAAGAGGTTATAAATGAGCAAATGTTAAAAGAGTTAGACAAGGAAAAAAGAGGACCTGGATATGACCCTGAAAAAAGTGCATATATAAAAGTATTAAGAGAGCAAGCTCAACAAGGAATGTCTTTTGATGAAATGTCATTACAAGACAAACAAAAAGCTGGTTTAATAGATAAGAGTGGAAAGGTTATAAGAAGCAAGGTTAATAAATTTATGTCTACCTCTAGACTTACAAATGCACAAAGACAATTCAAGTCATTAAGTGTTGAGGGTCAGCTAAAGGTTATCACCAAACTTAAGAAAGAGGATTTAGATGAATTATTAAAGAATAGAAGAGTTTTAAAAACAGGTCCTGCATTTCAAAAACTTAAAAGAGAGAAGCCTGAATTCTTTAAAAATAAGGAACTTAAGGATGCCTATGAAATGGTTACAAAAAGAAAGTTCATAGAGCAAGAGGAAGATAATCAAGAAAAAAATTCAAGTATGCTTGATTTTCTAAAATAAGTTCGTATCTTTGTATTGCAAATCCGATAAGGTAGTGAGATTATCATATCGGGTTTTTACCCTGCTCCCTTTAAAAAAGGAGTCTGCTAAAGACCCATCAAATCTCACTTGGTGGGTTTTTTATTTGCCATCGGTTAGGTTTTAACACGTTTTTCCCTATTAAGGCACAACTGCCTTCTAAATGAAAGTTTGCTGTTCTAGATACTAAAGCATGGTGCTTTTCGCATCCTATAGAAATATAGGGAAACTTTTGACACCATGAAAATATGGCTAATGGTAAAAGTGGTAGCAATGTCTTACAGGTTGACAACTGCCGACAAGCAAAGTTTTAAAAACTCCGTTAGTCCCCATGATATAGGGGTGTATTGTAGAGCTATGAATTAGCAAGTTGTAAATAAAGCTAAGGAAAATTCAGCAACTAACTTTTGCTTGGATATAAAACCTGACATGCACATAAACAATTAATTCAGTATATTTGTATAAAATACGAATATGTCGTTTACAGCGAATTTTACTGTCAGCCAAAGTGTAGCAGGTACATCCTTAACGATTAATGATACCTCTGTTTATACCTCAGAGGGTAAGGGTACCTTTAGTTCAAGAAAGTTATACCTTTACAAGATAGATGGCACAACAGTTAAATATCCTTCTAATAGTACTACTGATTATATAGACTTCAGCTTTGCTAGCTATCCTAGTGACTCTATTACTATCACGGGTTTTACAAATGACTTATGCTTAAGAATTGATTTAGTGTTAACCTCTACCAATCCTCAACAAGGAAGTACCTATTTAAAAGAGAGTATTGTAACCATGGTAGGGTTTACTAATAATCAAATCTATACAGCCTGTCAGATATTGGCACAGAATCCTGCTAGACAGAATGATGTTGTCTTTACCAAGAACCTGTTGGTTTTAAATAGAGAAAAGAATATAGCAGTTAATGCTGGTAGTTATAGTGACCAATTTGCTTCACAGGCAGCTCTTGATAGGGCTAACAACATTATTTTAACATCTAATATCAGATTTTAATGTATACAAATAGTCAGGTTACAGCGATATTACAATATTCTGATATATCATTATATTTAGGGGGTGGCGATTTTGCCCAAGAGAAATATTATAGATGGGTAGATGAGACGATGGAGTTGGATATGATTGAGGTGTTTACTGAGACTGTTAGATTCTTCCAACCATATTCCTTGGGTACAAGTTCTTATGATTTGGTTGTTAACTATCTTAATACTATGACGGGTAATTGGAGGGCAAGAGCTATTGAGATTTCAGGTAATAGTAATGGTATTATTGCTGGTCAGCCTTCAACCACGACCTATGTATCAGCTACGGTTATAAGATTAACCTACACGGCTACGGGTGGGGAGACCTCGGTTGTTTTCTCTGCAGGTATTGGAAGGGCTTGTTTAGATGTAACAAGGGGTGGTATAGATGTACAAAATATTTTAACTTCAGGAACCCCAACTGGTGACAATGTATTATGGACAAGTTCTACAGGAACTTTAACATTTGCAAGGGTATTATCAGCTGGTGAGTTTATAGCAATAAATTTAGAATAGTATGAGTCAAGGTTATTTTACCGGTGAGGTCAAGATAAGGAATGAGAATGGCGTTCTTGTGGCTAATAATGGGGTTGTTACTGCTACTAGTGGTATTACCTCAGGAACTACAGGAACCTCAGGAACGAGTGGTACCTCTGGCACCTCAGGGGTTGCAGGTACATCAGCTAGATATGTAGATACCTTTACGGCAACTGCAGGTCAAACTAACTTTACCTCTACCTATGGATATAACCCAGACCTTATAGATATTTATGTAAATGGGGTTAAGTTAAGCAAGAATGATTTTACAAGACCAACAAATACAACTGTTGTTTTAAATAATGGCGTTTTAGCGGGGGATATTGTAGAGATATATAACTATGTTTCTTATTATACTCCTACCTCAGGTACAGCGGGTTCTTCAGGTACTACAGGTACATCGGGTACGTCAGGGACCACAGGAACCTCAGGTACAACAGGAACAAGTGGTACGAGCGGAACCACGGGCACCTCAGGTACTTCAGGTACCACGGGTACATCTGGAAGCTCTGGATTGAATGGAGATAAGTATTTCTCTTTGTCAAATACTAGTTTTACTTTAGGAACAAATGGTTCTTTAACGGTTGCTAATAACCTTTCTTATACTCCTGGGCAGTCAATAATAATCTCTCACGATAACACAAACTATCAGCTAAGTGATGTTACTAGCTATAACTCTAGTACGGGATTGTTGGTTTTTGGTTATCCTAATTTATTAATAGGTGGTGGTACCTACTCTACATGGAGTGTAAATCTAAATGGTAAGCCGGGTACAAACGGAACCTCAGGTTCTTCAGGAACAAGTGGTTCTTCAGGTACGACAGGTACTAGTGGAACGAGTGCGACAAGCGGTACTTCAGGCACTACGGGTACTAGCGGTACTAGTGGGTCTAGTGGTTCATCAGGTAGTTCAGGTTCTAGTTCAACAAGTGGTACTAGCGGTACTACGGGAACAAGTGGTACAACGGGAACATCTGGTACAAGTGGAACGAGTGGATTGAATGGTATTAGTGGTGGACAGATATATTTCTTGAATCAATCGGTAAATACAAGTTCAGCTTTTGGTACTCCTACCTATAAGCAGTTAAGTACAAGCCCTACGGGGGGGGCTGAACAGACGATAGCGATTACTGCTAGTGGTAACACCTCAAATATTGTTTGGGCTACCTTTGCTACTAATAGTGGGGTTCCTAATTTAACGACCTTGCCAGGGGGTATTTGGGCATGG